CCATGAGACCCGAACTTAAACAAACACTGCGCAGCGTATGGCCACACATTGCAGACGATGTCATAGCGGTAGACGAGGCATGCGACCGATGGTTGCAGCGACGCTACGAAATGCGGCAGCGCCGGAGGGAGCGCAATGAGTCCGGTGCAGACTTTCATCTACCTAGCTTTCCTCGCCCTGCTGGTTCTCGCCGTGCTGGCAGCGAGTGATGACGACGACGACAACTTTGTATGAAAACCACCACCCCACAAAGCCCAAACACCGAGAAGGCTGTGCTCGGCACGCTCATGGCCGAGCCGAAGCTCGCCGATGAAGTTGCCGGACTGCATGGCGATCTTTTTTACACTCCGGCGCATCGCGCGATTTTCGATGCGATCAATGAGATCCGCGCAGACGGCGGTGTGCCCAACATCGTTGCCGTCACGCAGAGGCTCGACGCGCAGAAGAAGCTGACCTTTGTCGGCGGCGCCGGAGCTATCACCGAGTTTCTTATGCAAGCGTGCGGAGGTTTGTCCGCGCTCGAATACCATGCGCAAACTTTGCGCGATCTGCACGGCCGTCGCTCGATTATCTCCGCGGCAGTCGCCATGCAGGCCGCGGCGCACGACATGGCCGCGAACGCCGACGAGGTGCTGCAGTCCGCCGGAGAGAGCGTTTTGTCGCTTAGTCTCGGCGCCCCGACCGACTCGATGCGCAGCGCGGCCGACATCGTGCCGTCGCTCCTCGAAGAGCTGGAAGCGCTAATGGACAACAAGCAGACCTTGGGGCTTAGGACCGGCTTCGCCGATCTGGATCAGGTAACCGGCGGTCTCCGCGGCGGCACGTTGAGCATCATCGCCGGACGTCCGGCCATGGGTAAGTCGGCCCTGATGATGAACATCGCGGACAACCTGATGCGCCGCAAGGTGCCGGTGCTCTACTTCAGCCTCGAAATGCCCGCCAATGAGTTAGCCGCTCGCGTAGTGTTGTCCCGCGCCAACACCAACACCGAGCTGGTGCGCAATGGATTCGTCGATCAGGCCGGAAAGCGTCGCATCGGTTCCGTTGCCTTGGATTTTTCCGGTGAACCGCTGTACATAGATGACCGCTGCGGCATGTCTTTGTTGGACATCCGCGGACGTGCGAGGTTGGCCGTTCGCAGGTGGGGCGTGAAGATCATCTTTGTCGATTATTTGCAGCTCGTCTCGCACTCGAATGCGAAGTCGCGCGAGAATGAGGTCGGCTTCGTTAGCCGCGGACTCAAAAGCATGGCCATGGAGCTGGGAGTTCCAGTGGTCGCCGCCGCGCAGCTTAACAGGCAGGCGGAGAACCGGCCTGACAACCGGCCGAAGCTCTCCGACTTGCGCGAGTCAGGAAGCATAGAACAGGACGCCGATTTGGTCGCTCTCGTTCACCGGCCAGCCTACTACGCGGTGCAAGACGAAGAGCCGGAGCCGCAAGACGCGGAGTTAATCATCGCCAAGCACCGCGCCGGACGCACCGGCACGCTCAATATGACATGGCGTCCGAGCCTGACGCGCTTCGATGCGAAGGCGCCGGTCAGCAACATCGTCTCCGCGCCGCGCCTGACCGACGAGGGCAACAGCGTCTACGCACCGGATAAACAGCTCTGGGAGGCCATCAACGAATGATCAACTCCCGCCAGAAGGGCGCCTCGTTCGAGCGCGAGGTCGCCAAGGCTCTGACCGCCGAAGGTTTTCCGGCAAAGCGGGGCGCGCAGGTCTCGCAGGGATCTTGGGGGATCTCCGCGCCTGACGTGATCGTGCCCTGCTTGCCGGATTGGCACTTCGAGTGCAAGCGCCATGGACGCGCGCGATTCGATCTCGATGCGGCTATCGCTCAAGCCTACCGCGACGCCGAGCGCAAAAACTGTGCCGTGATCCATCGCAAGGATCACTGCCGCATGCTGGTCACCCTCACGTTCGAGGACTTCTGCGAACTCATGCGCCACTCCGATTTTCCCATCCAACCAAAAACACCAACCACAAATACACACAATGAATAAAAGCACCATCACCACGCCTGTCGGCGCAGCTAAATACCCACACCTCAACAAACCGGACAAGAAGTATGCGACGAAAGAAAAGCCTCACGGCGAGTTCAAGGTCGATCTTGAAATGTCCAGCGAGGACGCCGCGGACTTCATCGCAAAGATTGATGAAATGTTCAGCGAGTTTGTCGCCGACAAAAAACGCGAACTCAAAAAAGACGCGCTCAAGATGCACGCCTTTCCGTGGGAAGAAAACGACGGCATCACCAAGCTCAAGCTGCGAGTGAAAGCCATGGGGCAGACCAAAGAGGGCGAGCTGTTTAGTCGGCAGCCGAAAATGTTTGATGCTTCCGGCCAAGCGGTCACCGAAAACATCGGCGGCGGCAGCAAGCTCAAGGTCGCTGTGGTGCCATACTTCTGGTACACCGCGTCGCTCGGCGCCGGAATCACTTTGCAGCCCAAAGCGGTCCAGATTTTGGATCTCGTCACTTGGAGCAGCGGCGGCACTGCCGAGGCTTACGGCTTCGAGGTAACTGAGGCGCCTCGCGCATCGGTCAAAACCGGAACCAACAACGAAGAGGTCGAGTGGTAGCAATGGCAACCACTGAACGCAAAAGGGGGGCGGCAAAACGCCGCTCCCCTTCGGCCAAGGCCGCGGAGCCTGCGCCGGAGCGCCTGACCGCGGACGGACGCAAACTCGTACGTCTGGAGAAGCTGAAAGCGCACCAGAAGTATATCCTCAAGGACGGCACGCAAGTGGTCGGTGCTTCGACTATTTCTAAGATCGGCGATGACCAGAGCAACCTCATTCACTGGGCATGGGGTCTTGGCAACAAGAACCAAGACTACCGCAAGGTGCGCGACCGCGCGGCCGACATCGGGACGATCACGCACTTCAAGATCGAGTGCTTCTTCCATGGCTGGGAGCCGGACCTCTCGGAGTTTGCTCCCGCGGACATCGAGAAAGCGGACATCGCGTTTGCCAACTTCCTGTCCTTTTGGAACGAGCAGGGTCTCACTGTGCTAGAGCCGGAGGTGCAACTCGTCAGCGAGGCGCATCTATTCGGCGGCACTATTGACGCTCCGTCTATCGACAAGGAAGGGCGCATTGTCCTACTCGACTGGAAGACGTCGTCCGGCATCTACCTGAGCCAAAAGCTGCAGCTCGCAGCCTACGAGCGCCTGTGGAATGAGAACCGGCCTGACCAGAAGGTTCAGCGCCGCGCCGTTGTTCGCATCGGCAAGGAAAAGGCCAACGACCATTCGATTGAGTGGATGTTCAGCAGCGACAACGAGTGGGAGCTGTTCGAGGCCCGCCTCAACCTTCACTACAAAACGCTTCGTTACAAGAAAGCCGCCTGATGAGAACAGCCAAGGAAACACTAGATGCTGCAGCGTCCGCCGTTTGCGGGCCGCGCAACGAGGACTACGGCTCACCCATCGAAGACTTCACAACGCAAGCCGCCATGATCAGCGCATACCTGACGCGAAGCAACGGCTACACCGTGCAAGTGACGGCCGGTGACATCGCCGCGCTCATGGTGTGCGTCAAGCTCGCGCGCCAAGCTCACCGTCCCAAGATGGACAACTGGGTCGATATCGCTGGCTACGCTGCGTGCGGAGCCGAGTGCAACGACAAAGCCTGATGCCGCGCAGAAAATACATAGCGATCATCCGCCGAAAGTTAGGCCGCGAGAAAGCGGACGGCATGACTCTCGGCGATGGCCGCGTGTATATCGACCCGCGGCAAAGCGGCGTCGATGAAATGGACACCATTGTCCATGAGCTGCTCCACGACGTTTTCCCTCACCTGAGCGAAGAAGCTGTCGCCGAAGCGGCCGGAGTTATATCGCGCAGCATGTGGAGGGATAAATGGAGGAGGGTCATGGAATGAGCGACGTCGTCCTTAAACCCTTCCGCCTCACCACGCTGATGGAGGCCATCAAAATCGCCGAGCTACGCTGGCTCGAAGCGCGAGTCATGAAGCTGAACGCGGCAACCACAATTGAAAGAGATTACTGCAAAATCATGGCAGACGAAGTTGGCGGCATTCTCGCCGAGATCGTTGTCGGCCGCAGGTTCGACAAAACCTATCTGCCCGCGACGAACACATTTCACAGGCGGGCCGACGTTGGCGACGACATCGAGGTTCGCAGCACGGTCTACCTCAACGGCGCCCTGATCGTGCGCGACAACGACGATCCCGCGAGGCGCTATGTGCTGGTGGTGTGCGACCCGATGAAGGGATTCATGATCCGCGGCTGGGTCTACGGCCACGAAGCCAAGCAGCCTCAATGGCTTGAGACAGGCAACGGACGACCGGCTTACTGGTATCGAGGGCCGCTGCGTGCTTTCGAGGAGCTAACGGAGGCCGTCAAATGACCTTCACCCCGCTCGTCATCACGACCGTTTGCTATGCCATCACCGCGGTGGGCTTTTGGCGCGAGGGAAACGCCGGTCTCGCCCTTGCTTTTGCCGGATACAGTTTTTCAAATTTTGGGTTCCTGTGGATTTGCGTAAACGGACAGCCCTAAGTGACTTTATGGAGAAGTACACGTTTATGACACCCGCAATCGAAGAGATCGACAAGACCATCGCACTGCTCAAAACGCAGCGCGCCAAACTTGTCGCCGCGGCGGCAAAGAAGAAAGCGGATGCGTTGTGCGCGGAGATGCGCAAGCGCAAGCAATCCAAATGAATTTTCTGACGGCAAAAGCGGGTTCGTGCAGGCGCGCATGGTGGTGTGCGCCTCGGAGCAAGCCGGTATGCCCAGCCCCACGGAGCACGACCAGTGGGGCGCCGTCAAACTTTAGAGCGTC